CCTGCTTGCGCGGATCGATGCGCAGCCCGCGACCGACCTGCTGGTAGTAGAGCCCGGCCGACTTCGTCGGGCGCAGCAGGATCACCGCGTCGACGTGCGGGGCGTCGAATCCCTCGCTCAGCACGTTGACGTTGCACAGGGCGCGCAACTCACCGCGCTGGTAGCGCCGGATGATCTCCGCGCGCTCGTGCGACGACGTGTTGCCCTCGACCACCGGGGCCTCGATCCGGCGCGCTTCGAGTGCCGCGGAGACCGCTTGTGCATGCGCCACGGAGGCGCAAAACAGGATCCACGCGCGGCGGTCGGCGCAGTAGCGCACGATCTCGTCGACGGCCGCCGAGACCAGGTCGGCGCGGTTCACAGCTGCCTCCAGCTCGCTGGCCACGTACTCGCCGCCGCGCACGTGCAAGTCGGTCAAGTCGGCGCGCGCGATGCCACCCTTGCTGACCAAGCGGCACAGGTAGCCGGCTTCGATCAGCTCGCGCACGTTCGCGCGGTAGCACACGCGATTCAGGATGTAGTCCGGCCCGCACACCGGGCCCGTGCCGAGCCGGTAGGGCGTGGCCGTGAAGCCCACAACGCGCAATGCCGGGTTCGCGCGGCGCGCGTCGTCCAAGAACTGGCGGTACATCCCCTCGCCCTTGATCGGGATGCGATGAGCCTCATCGACCAGCACCAAGTCAAACCGCCCGAGCTCCATCGCGCGGTTGTAGACCGACTGGATCGACGCAAAGAGCACCGGCGCGAAGCGGTCGCGCTTGCCCAGGCTCGCGGCGTAGATGCCCAGCGGGGCGGCTGGCCAGTAGCGCAGCAGCTTCTCGGCGTTCTGCTGCACGAGCTCGCGGACATGCGCCAGGACAATGATCCGGGTCCCGGGCCAGCTGGTGAGCGCCTCGTGGATCACGGCCGCCATCGTGGGCGACTTGCCCGCGCCGGTCGGCAGCTCGATACACGGGTTGTCGGTGTACGCCCGCAGGTGGTTCCAAAGAGCATCGATGGCCGCACGCTGGTAGGCGCGGAGCTGCATGCCGGTCATCGCGCCCACCGCGCCACTGGCCGCTGAGTCCAATCGACGAAAACGGCGGCGGGCGGGGCCTGTGGTTCACGCTCCGCCGCCGGCGGCACGAATCTCGCGCCAAACTCATCGCGCATCTGCTCCACAAACTCGCGGCCGATTTCGCTGGCCGGCGCGTTGCGCAGCTCCGCGCTGCTGTAGTCGGTCGGGCCAGCGCCGTTGCGAAAGCGCCGTCCGTCCGGGGTCACGTATTCGACCCAGTTGGCCGCGGCGTCCGCGTCCGCGACCTGCGCGAACGGAATCAAGGCCGGGATGAAGCGATGCCCGTCGCAACCGACGCGCTGCTCTGGAACGCCGATATCGCGCTTGCGCAGCGCGCACGACCAGCGCCCGTTGTCGCCATCCAGCTCTGGCGTCGCGTGCAGACAGGTGCGGCAGTTGACCAAGGCGCGCACGCGGTCGCGGCCGTGGCACAGCGCCGCGGCCGGGCAGAGCTTGCACTCGTACCAGCTCGGGTCGGTGCTCACGCCCTCGGGCGGTTCCTTCGCACGCACGATCCTCTCGGCTTTGGCCTCAAGGCGCGCGGCTTCGACGGAATCGAACCTCACGCGCTCGCCGTACAGCTCATCGGTGTCCTTGTTCACCGCCAGGTAGTAGGCGCGCTCCATGCCGGTCCAGCGCATGTAGAGCTGCATCTGTGCCCAGTGCTCAGGCTTGGACTTCTCCACACCCTTCGCGACCAGAGTCGCGAAACTCTTGGCGCCGTGCGTCTTGAACTCGAGGACGTGCCAGCGCTTCGGGGCCTCGACAATGCCGATCGCACAGCCGTCCATGCTGCCGCCAACGTGACCGCCGACGACACGGAACTCGAACTGCCGGCCGGTGTTCGGGTCGAACTGGTGAACCGTCACGCCCACCGCACGCAGATCAGCCACCAGCGGCGCTTCCTCGCGGCGCCCGCGCTCGAACAACCGCAGGATTCGCCCCGGGTGCTCTTCGGCATAAGCCCAACGGAAGGAGTACCACAACTGACGCTCGCACGGCCGGCCGATCACCGAAGCCCCCAAGTGCGGGCGCGGCGGATCAATGCGCTTCGACCATACGTCGAAGATCGCGGTGACGGTCGCACTGGGAGGCTTCGGGATCGGCGCCATTGATCAGGCCGCCTGGTTCATTGAGTAGTGCCACAGCCAAACCGGTGGCACTGGATCGGCGTCACGCGGCGGCGCAAGTGCTCCGATGTACTCCATCAGCTCATCGGCTTGCTCGCGGGTGAGCGCGTCAATCTCTTCTGGTGTGATTGCAAAGCCCTCATTGCGCAGCAACTCGTAGTCAGATTCGCCGTCGCTCATGACGAAGTCTGAGTGCCGCTGTAGCGGCAAGGGCGCCTGGTCGGGCTCGGACTTCACCTGGTCGCGCCCCCCTTCGAACTGCTCAGTCGACGCGAGGACGATCAGCACCGGCTGTCCGCAGGCGTCCAGCAGGCCGTGGCGCTGCGGATCGCCCTTCGAGAGAGTCAGCACCGCCTTGATCTGGTCCTTCGCCGTCACGCTCTCCAGCGTGGCCAGGATCGACGCGCGGGCCTCGCTGGCGAGGATGCGCACCGCCTGTTCCACGGCGTCCTTGCACCGGCGCTCGATGCGCTCAATGGCGTAGTCTTGGTCAAATTGCGGCAGCTTCTGCCACACGTCCTTCGCCGCCTTCAGCTCATCGATGCAGACCTTCATCAAGTCCCCGAGCATCGTTTCGGCCGCGATCTCGACCGGGTTGTGAGCCGGCTGCTTGTCAGCCGGATCTGCAGACGCATCAGCGCCGTTCTTCTTGGCCTTGGCCATAGGTGTTATCCTTGGGGAAGAAGCCGGCGCACATTCGCGCACGCCGGCGTCAGGGTTACGCGGCCGGACGGGCCCACGGCGGAGCAGCGGCAACTGCCGGTGCCGGGGTTGGCGCGGGCATCGCCGGGGCGGAATGCGCATGAGCAGCAACAGAGCCGCCCAATGCCTTCCAGGCCTTGATCTCGTTGCTGTCGCGGCTCTTCGGGTCGGTCGGATTCGCGGCCCGGAACTCGACGCGGATCAGCATCGGATGCCCGATCAGCTCACTGTCGTCGCCGATCTCCAGCCGGTCGATCGCGTGCGCGATGGCCGACAGCTGCTGCTGAGCGATAGTGACCGTCTGCGGATTGCGGTTCACGAGGTTCAGACGCGCCCATACCTTGCGGCCCTTGAACGGGCCATCAATGATTTCGTGCACGAGCTCCAGGTACTGGCCGGTCTTGTCCTTGGTGTCCTTGAGCACGGAGTCGACAATCACAGCTGCGTATTCGCCTGAAGGGACCGGCGTCAGGTCGCCGGCCGGAGGGATGTTGCGGGCGTTGAAATTGAGTGCGGTCATGGCGGTTCCTTGTTGGTTTGGGTGCGATGGGTACGTCACGCGGCCTGCGCAGCCGCGGGTGAAGCAACCGCAGCCATCAGCGCGGAATCGAACGCCGGCCAAGACAGCGGCAAAGACTCAGGGAGCGAATAGCGATTCTTGGCCACGTAGGCGGGACGCTCGACCAGGTGCAACAGGCGCTCGCCGCTGCTGACACCCAAGTTCCGCGAGCGCTGGCCGTCCTGCTCCTTGCGCACGAACACGCGCGGCGCGGCGTAGCCGATCACGTCGGCGCGCTCATAGGCCAGCTGGAATGCGCGCTTGTGCAGCTTGATCTGCGCGCGGTCATAGCCCTCGACCTCCGGTGATTCGTAGCGCACCACGTCGGTATGCGCGATCAGGATCGACCCGATCCCCCGCTCGGCAGCCAGCGCGTGCAGCGCGTCGAAAAGCTGGCGCCAGTAGTCCAGCGCCATCACGTACCCTTTCCCGAAGCCAAGGTCCTCAATCGAGGACTTGCCCTCGCGCGCGGCGACCGCTTGCCACACCAGCGGCTCCAGAGCAGACAGCGAGTCGATCACCACCCAGCGAAATGCGTTCTGCTCGACGTAGAGGGCGCGCAGTGCGTCGAGCACGTCGGCGAAGGTCTGCGCGAGCGGAAAGGCATCGGCCTCAATGTGCCCAAGCCCGTCCTCAGTGCGCACGAACACAGCGCCCGGCGCGCTGGCTGCGAAGGTGGTCTTGCCAATGCCGGGGCCACCGTGCACGACGATGACCGGCGGGCGATTCGCGCGAACGCGCGACAGGGAAGCGAGGGAGATGCTCATGCGGCCTCCTTGGGCTCAGCAGCAGATGAGGCGGGCGGAACGTGCCTTCCGAACGCAATCAAGCCTTCGCGAAGCTCCCCGCGAATCTCGATTTCTTCCGGAAGCGGCAATCTCCAGATGCAGAGTCCGGCGAAGATGCGCAATGGCGATCTGATCCATTTCGCGGAAATCGAAAGACCCGCCTTGATGCCCTCGCCAGCCTTGATGCCCGAGCCAGCCTTGATGCCCCAGCCAGCCTCGATGCCCTCGCCAGCCTTGATGCCCCAGCCAGCCTTGATGCCCTCGCCAGCCTTGATGCCCGAGCCAGCCTCGATGCCCTCGCCAGCCTCGATGCCCTCGCCAGCCTTGATGCCCCAGCCAGCCTCGATGCCCCAGCCAGCCTTGATGCCCTCGCCAGCCTTGATGCCCGAGCCAGCCTCGATGCCCTCGCCAGCCTTGATGCCCCAGCCAGCCTCGATGCCCGAGCCAGCCAGCGCGACGATGGACTTAGTTGCGCGCACATTGCCGCGCACTCGCAGCCAGCCGAGGTTGTCCTCGACCTGGATCGAACCATCAACAATTAGGTCGCGATCCTTGTAGTAGCCGTCGACGATGTCAGCGGCCGTCACGATCACGGTCTTGGCGCTCATGCGGCCTCCTTCGCGGCTTCGACCGCCTTCACCTCGACGGACGGCTTCGCCGGCTTGGTCGTGATCGCCTGCGCGACGATGGCGTAGACCTCGGGCTCGTTGTGCTCGATGTAGCGCAGCTCTGACATCACGAGGTCAGGCTTCCATCGGATCAGGCGCTTGCCGAACTC